TACATTCATTCCAGCCGTTTGCATTGCCGCATCTTCGACCCAAACCATATTTGTAACGCTATAATGGTGGTCGTCGTTTTGCGATTTCATTTCAGTAGTTAATATTTGCATTGTATGGCCGCCTCCGATAATTTGGCAATCTAAAATAGTGTTATTAGAAGTTTGTACAATTTGAAAATCAACTTTTAAAAGAACTACTTTACCAATAGGGACTTCCGTAAAATCAATTTTAGAACTGGCACTATTCCATAAACTACCGGCTACATAACTCGGCTTATATACTTCCGTTGTGTGTTCGCCTTGTTTATCGTTGGTTATATTTGTCCAGACGTTAGCAGTTAAAACTATTGGCGTTGTAATCGTTGCTAAGTCTTCGTAATTAGCAAACCCACCTTTATCGTCATAAATAGCATTTACGCTTTCCTTTATTTCGTTTAGGTCGGACGCCTTTAATTTATTAATATTAGGCAACGCACTTATTACGTTATCTACTTTGTCGGTGTAAGTTATTTTGCTCATTTCTTAGCTTTGTAATTCTGTTTCAATTTCACTTTGCAAACCTCTAGTCGTACCCAATGGTTCTACTCTATTTGACAACTCTAAAACCGCCCTATAATAAGTGTGGTCTTTTAAATCGTTTGTTAAATATGTAACGCCTTCGTTTACCGTTGTATAAACCTTAAAACCATACTCCGATAAATCTAAATAATCCGCCGACCTAGGTCTTAGCAAAGATAATATTTTAGAAATTGCCAAGTTGCAATCTAACTCCCCTCCATTATCCCCCATAAACCTAGTAACGACTTCTACGCGCGTTAATAATTCCATTGTTAAACTACTTTGGTTTTGGTCTATTTCGTTATTAGAAACGCTATAAACGATAATGTAAGGCGCTACGGCATCGCTTGGAACTCTATTATAAATAGGAAGCGCTTTATTGCTTAAAAGAACCTCGCCATTTAACCTTTCAATTATCGCTTTGCGTAAGTAGTGTATAGCTTCTAACATTATTTTGTAGCTTTTTTTATTTTATTATCCAACCTTTGCAATAAATTTTGCAATCCCGTTCTAGCGCTGCTAAAAAAATAAGGTCTTGCCGGCAAATTTACGTCCTTAATACCTTTACCTTTAAATTGCGCCGCATAGCTTTCGGGTATGCCTAGCTTTAGCATATCGTTTAAACTTACTCTAGCCCCCGTTCCAAACTCAACGTAGGCGCTATATATAGCGTTGCTAAATATTTCTATTTGATTTGTATTTATTGGTTTTACACCAATTAAACTACGCAAATTACTTTTATCGACCGGTGCGCTACGTTTTGCCAACCTAGAAATATCAAAAGCCGTTCTACCAAGTTCATTGCTCATTTCTTGCTTACTAATTTTTTTTAGCGCCTCCATTTTTCTAGCCAACTTAGCTAAATCTTTTTGGTCAATTTTAGCGTTAATCAATTTTAGTTGCTTTTATTTCGGTGTAATAACTTTCAACACTATCAAATTTAGAGTTTATCCTATATTCGGCATTATTACTACCAATGGTTAATATATCGCCAATGTTAATATTATCGGCGGTTTTTTTACGCATTGTTATTTCAACTTGCAACTCCAATGACCTTTTGCCATTATCTTGACTTATTTCTCCGGAGATTTGTTTTACATCAGCCCAATATGTTACGGAAAAATCAGCTGTATTTTGCCAACCTCCAAACTCGTCTTGAACGCGCGTTGTTTTTTTAACCGTTACCCTATTATTTAGTTTTCCCGATTGCATTAAATAAACATTGTTTTATAACCGCTTAATATGCTTTTTACATTCGTAGGTATATCCGAAACAATAGTACCCGTTACAAAATCCGCTCTATTATCATAATAATTAGAAACCATTTGCATAAGAGATTGCTTTATTAAACCATCGTTTAATCCCGCAGTTATATATGTAACTTTAACATTGCCACTAGGCCCACCATTTAACTCAATACTTATATCGTCTAAACCATATTCTGTAAATGTTGCAGCTTCGCCTTCTACGGTTACGGTGCTAACACTTGCAATCGGCGCAAAAGGTAAATCAAATAAGCCGTTAGTGTCCTCTAAATAATAAGTTCTATTTTTTGATATAATATCCCTTGAAATATAATTTTCGCACCATATACGCGCTTGAGTAATCATATCAACAAGTAATGAATCGTCTTCGTCGGTGTCAATTCTTAAATATCGTTTGACGTCGGCAACGGTTATTATTTCGTTTCCTAAAATACTATTTACTTTGATTTGGCGCATAGTTTATTTTTTTTTGGTTCTACGCTTTCTAGGGGCTTTGTTTTCTTTTGTTTCAACCTCTTGCTTAAATTCTTTTACAATAGGTTCTTTGTATTCAATAGCAATTCCTACCGCTAAATAGTGCTTTGCAACTGCGCCATCAACTTCAACAATAGTGTTTTTTCTATGAACTTTATTGCCATCGACTACGCTTTTTAACATCTTTAGTTTCATAATCTTTAATTTGTGTAAAAATACAAAAAAAGGCGATACTCTAAAGCACCGCCCCTTTCATTAACTAACTTATGTTTATTATGCAGAAAACAATAACGCAAAGTTATTAAATTTATCTCTATTCTTTTGATTTAAACGCATACTTATTTGGTTTTTATTTTCCATTATTAACCAATCGCCTGTTTGATGTAAATAAATAGCGTAATAATCAAAGTCTGTGGGCTTGTATTTACTATTACCCCATTGTACCATATCGTTTTCGTCGCCTCGGTCGCTTATGCTCCTGGACTTAACTTGAACCTTAATAAGGCGTTTACCATTGTCAATTATACAGTCATAAACACTAGCGTCCAAAATAGGCTTTGACACTTGCAAACCTAACTCCATACAAATAACAAAAAATTTGTATTCTGCTAGGCAACCAATTTGATTAATATCGGTAAGCATAAATCAAATATACAAAAAAAGGCGCCTAATACAATTTAAGCGCCCTTTTCTACAAACATAAACAAACTAACTATTTCTTTTTAAAATCCCGGTAAACGTTATTGCATTGAAGCGTTAGCATAAGACTAATAACGGTAAAACTATACCAATTAAAATTTATAAAAGTATTTACCCACCATAATCCGGCAACCATAAATAAAATAATAATGTTGCCTATTTTTTCACTTGTTAAATTTTTCATAACCTAAATTAAATTTATTTTTTCAATACATAATTTTTCCAACTCATAAATTTGTTGAGTTTCTAATATATCGTATATATCTACGTCGCCTACAAAAATATGATATATTTCAAATTCGTGTCCGCTTCCGGGGTAATCAAACGAGCGTTCCTCGCCTTCGTAATACTCGCCTTCAATGGCTAAAATAACGCCTCTATAATTGACCGCTAAATTCCTCATATTCTATTTCTATTTTTCTAATTAGTAAATCTCTAACTTTTGTTAGTTTGTTTTTGACCAGCGCATTGTCCGAAATATCGGCTAAATAAATGCAGTCGTTTAAATGCTCAAATACTTCGTCCATAGGTTGGTTATTTAAAGGGGGCCGTTAGACCCCTAGTTAGTTTATTTATAGTTGTCTTTCTGAAACTTTTAAATCTTTAAAATCTTTAGCTGCTTCTTTAATTTTTTTATATAAATCAAAGTTTTAGTATTATTAATTAATTGCTTTTGTTTCTAATTCGTTTAAATCTAAATTAAAATCAAACTTTAATTGGTTTAGTTTTTTCTCAAAAGCATTAAATGTTTTAAATTTAAAAAAAGCACCATTAAATCGTATTTCAAAACCATTTGCCCAAGTATTTGTCGCTTCATTTCTAAAACTACATTCGGCACTTCTAAAATCATCTGTTTGAGTTCTCTCATTAAATTGTTCGCTATCAAAGATAATAGTTTGACCATCTTTTAATAATTTTTTTAAATTTTCCATTTTATTTGTTTTTGTTTATACTGCTAAATTAAAAAAATATTTTAATTCTACAAACAAAATGCAAAAATATTTTTAATTTATTTTTTAGGCATAAAAAAACCCCAGCCGTTAAGCTAGGGTTTAGTTTGTTATTTAGTAACTAATTAGGCAGTCTCTAAAGCTGCTTTGTCAGTTGCAAAATCTCCAGCTACGAAACCGTTTGGCAAGTAGTTAGTTAAAGCTACACGCTCGCTTACTCTTACGGTAACGAAACCATCTCTTACGTTAGTTCCATCTTCTCTAAAGAACTCAACAGACACGTTATCTCTAACCCATAGTTGCGTACCCATTCCGAAGTTACCTACTAAGTAATCGCCAGAAGGTATAGCCGTGTTAATTACAACAGGCACTCCTAAGAAAGTAGGCTGCAATCCAGCGTAAACAGAATCTTTAATATAGTGGTTGTCAGAACCTTTCAATAATAAGATTTTGTGGAAATCCGTTGGGTTTAGCATAATGTAATCAGCGTTGTAGTTAGATAACGCTAATTGGTTTAATGCAGCAGTTAATACGTCAAATTCGTTAGCAGCTTCTACCGCTCCAGCGAATCCACCAGCAGCAAATGCAGTTGCATCAGT